GCCTGCCCAACGGCATCATCGTTGAAGGGAAGGGGTGGTTCCAACCATCCGACCGCCGCAAGCACCTGCTCATCAAACAACAACACCCGCACCTCGACATCCGCTTCGTGTTCGATAACCCCAACTCACGCATCGCCTCTGGCTCGCAGTCTACGAACGCCATGTGGGCCGACAAGCATGGGTTCCAGTGGGCGAAGAAGCTGATTCCGGATAGCTGGTTTACGGAGTAATCAATGCAAAAGATCAAGTTGAAGGACGGCTTCGAGTTCTACACGGACATCAACTGTAGCACCGTGAAGCTGAGTAACGTTGAAGACAGCGACGCCACCGTCACCATGGACGATCAGCACGTTGAAGCCGACGACTGCGTCGAACTGGCTGAGTTCTTCCTGACTCTCGGCCGCAAGTTGCGCGAACGCGAGTAGACCATGCCGCTCGTACAAGAGCGGGTTCGTTTCCTCGTTGTCCACTGTTCCGCCTCCCCGCCGTCCGCAAAGGTTGACGCCTCGGTCATCGACCGATGGCACCGCGAGCGCGGCTTCCTGAAGATCGGATACCACTACGTCATCAACCGTGACGGCAGGGTTGAGAAGGGGCGGGACCTCACCGAGATCGGCGCCCACGTCGAAGGATACAACGCTGTCAGCGTAGGCATCTGCCTCGTCGGTGGCGTCAACGAGAAAAACATTCCCGAGAAAAATTTCACGGGGGAACAGTTCGACGCACTCACCGTGCTGTTGCACCAGACCCTCGCCCGGTTTCCCAACTGCGAAGTGCTCGGCCATCGGGACATCCCCGGCGTCAAGAAGGCGTGTCCTTCGTTCGACGTGAAGCCATGGTGGGCTGTCGCCAACATCTAAGGACCACATGCGCGGTACACGAGCGAAAGCAATTCGCGCTCTTGCCCTGTCGCGCCTTCCCGACAAAGTGCTGGACTACCCGACGTATCGGGAGGTCCCGCGCTCGCGTCGTGAGAAGTCGTTCTTGACAGGGCGATTCGCCAACAACGCCGAAGGTAAGTGGGAAGAGATCGTCGTCAAGTTCTTCACCTGGACGATCGCGCTCTCTCCCGGCTGTCGCCGGTTCTACACCCAACGTCTGAAGAGACACCTCGTACGGAGCCACGCATGATGAGCCGCACAACACTCAAGCCGCAAGCACAGACGGTACTCGACCACCTCGTTGCACACGGGTCGATCACTAACGTCGAAGCGAACGCGGTGCATAAGGTTCGCTCGGTGAGTAGTCGCATCTCCGAGATTCAAAAGGCCAGCTACGTTGTTGGCAAGAAGACTCACGCCGACGCGACCGGGCAGAAGTATGTTCGTTACACGCTGATCGGCTATCGCCCCGCGTTCTCGTACATCGTGCCGGTCAGGTCGTTCAACCGCATCGCCATCGGTCCGTTGAATGTCTGAGTCGCGGGCCATCACCAAAGGCCCGTGCTCTAACGCAGAGTGTGGCAGCAGCGATGCGTGCCACCTCTACGACGACGGCCACACTCACTGCTTCTCTTGTGGGGAGACTGTCCAGCAAGGTATCTCACACGCTCACCGCAAGGGCAAGATATACGCGGTCGGCACAACGCAAGACCTCGTCCTCCGTCGCATCAACGAGGACACCTGCAAGAAGTGGGGCTATGAGGTCGGCGAGTACGGTGGTCGGCCGGTCCAGATTGCCAACTACCGCGACGAGAAGGGTCACGTCGTCGCACAGAAACTTCGCTTCCCAGACAAGACGTTCACGATCCTGGGCGACGCGAAGAAGATGAACCTGTACGGTCAACACCTCTGGCGCGACGGCGGAAAGATGGTCGTCGTCACCGAGGGCGAGATCGACGCGCTCACGGTCAGTCAGTTACAGAGCAACAAGTGGCCCGCGGTCTCGCTCCCGAACGGAGCACAAGCCGCGAAGCGTTCGATTCAACGCTCGCTCGAATGGCTCGAGAAGTTCGAGACTGTCGTGCTGATGTTCGACGACGACGAGCAGGGCCGCAAGGCTGTCGAAGAGTGCGCCCCGCTGCTCACTCCTGGTAAGTGCAAGGTCGCCCGCATCGCCGGCTACAAGGATGCGAACGCCGCGCACCAAGACGGCAAGGGTTCCCTGGTCATCGACGCCATGTGGGGTGCAAAGGTCTATCGCCCTGACGGCGTCATCTCAGTGGCCGACGTGTACGAGCAGGCATTGAAACCTATCCCGACAGGAGACCCATGGTGTTTCGACCGCATGACGAAGTGGACACATGGTCGCAGGCCGGGGGAACTGTATGCCTTCGGCGCGGGTACAGGCGTTGGAAAGACCGACTTGTTCACGCAGTCGATCGCATACGACGTGTTCGTTCTGGAGAAGCGCACGGGGGTCATCTACCTCGAGCAGCCGCCAGTCGAGACAGTACGCCGCATCGCCGGTAAGACGGTAGGAAAAATCTTTCACGTCCCCGGCGCCGCTGATCCCGCCGACCTCGCGGTCGCCATGGAGAAGCTGAAGGAAGCCAACAAGCTGTTCCTGTACGACCACTTCGGCGCGTCCGATTGGGAACTCATCAAGCAGCGCATCCGCTACATGGTCGTGTCGCTTGGCTGCGAGCACGTCTATCTCGACCACCTGACTGCACTGGTGGCACAAGAGGAAGACGAGCGCAAAGCCCTGGACTCCATCATGTCCGAACTCGCGGGTCAGGCGCAGGAATTGAAACACAAGTTGCACTTCATCTCGCACCTCGCCACGCCCGAGGGCAAGCCACACGAAGAAGGTGGTCGCGTGATGATCCGACATTTCCGCGGCGCCCGTTCGATCGGGTTCTGGTCGCACTTCATGTTCGGCCTGGAGCGGAACCAACAAGCCGAGGACGAACTGGAACGCAGTGTCACCACGCTGCGCTGCCTGAAGGATCGCAACACCGGGTTCGGTACGGGCAAGACGCTGGCGATGACGTACGACGCCGAGACGGGGTTGCTGCACGCAGCCGACGAGGACGAGACCTTCGAGAAGGACAACCCCAAAAAGGATTTCTGATGAACTGCAATATCGACGCACAGGAAGACCTTGAGGCGGGCTACACGCGGACCGACCCAATCGAGAAGGCCGCAGAGCTAGGGTTGGTGGCATTCCTGCCGGCCGAAGACGAACTGCAACTTGACCTCGACACTGAGGAAGATGTTCGCCGGTTCGATGTGGCGTGGCCCATCTTGTCTGAGCATTTCCCAACAGCAAGATGCTTCAGCACTCCGTCGAAGAGTGGAGACGGACAGCACGTTCGCATCCGCGTGCCGTTTTCACTGACGACGCTTCAACGCATCGCCTTTCAAGCAGCGTTGGGGTCCGACTACAAGCGAGAACTACTCGCGGCCATCGGCGAGCAACTGAACATCGGCATACCTACCGTCTTGTTCGAGACGCCCGCGGTTGCAGAAGTCTTAAAGATGGAAGGGTGGGCATGCTTATCTTCGACGTTGAGTCCGACAACTTTCTAGAGGACGCCACTCGCCTGCACTGCATCTCCATCCTCGACACGGAGACCGGCGAACTCACGACGTATAACGACCAGCAAGACACCCTGTCCCGCCCCTTGTGGGAGGGCCTTGTTCTACTCGGACAGGCTGAAGAGGTGTGCGGCCACAACATCCTCAAGTACGACCTGCCGCTGATCCGGAAGCTGTACTCGGAGAAGTGGTCGCCCAGGCCCGACCAGAAGCAACTCGACACGCTGATCCTCGCACGCCTGCTGTTCCCCGAGACGGGCGACAGCGACGACAAGATGATCCGCCGCGGGAAGCTGCCGCCGAAGTATCGGGGGTTGCACAAGCTGGAAGCCTGGGGCTATCGCCTCGGGATACTGAAGGGTGAGTACACCGGCACGTTCGAGGCGTGGTCGCAAGAGATGGAGGACTACTGTGTCCAAGATGTACGAGTCACTGCTGCGCTGCTTTCGCATTGCCGGCTTCAGCGGATACCGGAAGTCGCTGTCGACATCGAGCACGGTGTTGCGCGGATCGTCAGTCGGCAGGAGATCAAAGGGTTCTACTTCGACCAAAAGAAGGCCCTCGACCTCGTAGTGCTCTTGAGTAAGAAACGCCTGCAACTCGAAGAAGAACTGAAGGCTACGTTCGGGTGGTGGTGGGCGAAGGATGGGCAGGACCTCGTTCCGAAGAAGGACAACAAGGCTCGCGGCTATACGGTAGGCGCCCCCTTGTCCAAGATCAAAGCGGTCCACTTCAATCCGGGTTCTCGCCATCACATCGCGCGTGTCCTGAAGAAGCGGTTCGGATGGAAGCCTACGTCGTTCACCCCCACAGGGGAACCGGAGGTGTCCGAAGAGTCGTTGAGTGGCATCAGGCATCCCGAGGCGCGACTGCTCGAGACCTTCCTGATGGTGCAGAAACGGCTCGGGTATCTGGCCGAGGGCAAGCAAGCACTCCTGAACTTCTACCGAAGTGACGGACGCATCCACGGCAGCGTCAACACCAACGCCGCTGTCACCGGACGCATGACGCACTCGAACCCGAACATCGCGCAGAACCCCCGCATCGGGACTGCGTACGGCAAGGAGTTCCGCGAACTGTTCCGCGCTGCTCCTGGGTTCGTACTCTGTGGCATCGACGCTTCCGGTATCGAGGCGCGGATGCTGGCGCACTACATGGCCCGCTACGACGCCGGCCGGTACATCGCCGTCGTCACTGAGGGCACCAAGGAAGACGGCACCGACATCCACACCGTCAACATGCGGGCGCTCGAGATCACAGACCGCGACGATGCGAAGACATGGTTCTACGCCTTCCTCTACGGAGCAGGCGACGAGAAGTTGGGCCTGATTCTCACCAAGGTCCGCAACAAGAGCAAGTGCGTGCGCGTCGGTAAAGCGGCGCGGTACAAGTTCCTCGCCAACCTGGAAGCGATGGGTCGACTCATCTCGACCATCAAGCACAAGGCGAAGTTGACGCACAAGTTGAACGGACTTGACGGCCGCAAGTTGCATTGCAGGTCGGACCATTCGGCACCGAATACGTTGCTCCAAGGTGCTGCCGCTATCGTGATGAAGAAGGCACTCGTGCTGTTCGACGATGCCCTCCAACAGAAAGGATTCAGGCCGAACGATGACTACGAGTTCGTTGCGAACATACACGACGAGTGGCAAGCGGAGTGTCGCCCTGAGATTGCTGAACAGGTCGGTCAGTTGGGTGTTGACGCGATTAGGTTGGCCGGAGAGTTCTTCGCCCTCCGCTGTCCCCTCGGTGGCGAATACCGGGTGGGAGCAACATGGAGTGACACTCACTGAAATCCTCGAGACGTTGTACCACGACGGCCCGACCGGGATTCAGTCCCGCCTCGCCCGTTTGTACGACACCCACTTCGCAGCGCTGTGTTCCATGGGACTCATCTCGTCCCTAGGTGTCGACGGGCGCCCGACGCGACAGTGGCGCCTGACTCACTCGGGCACGTTCCATCTCAACCTTCAAGGACAAGCGTGAACCACTCCCCCCAAACTGTCGCCGTAGTGCGAACCATCATAGCAGCCGTGGCTCTGGCGTCGTTCGCCACTGCTGCCGCCGCTCTTTTCTTCAACCTCCCTCTGGCAATGGCCGCAGCGCTCGTGGCGTATGCCGGCAAGTACCTTCTCGTAAAGGCGTAGACCCGACATGAACTCGTTCGTCAAGGGCATTGTTGCTGGCTTGATCGTTGTGATACTGCTTGGCTTCGTATCAATGGCGCACGCCTGGGAGAAAAAACCTGCGGGGACTTCGGCAACCGCGGACCCCGACACGGTTAAGTCGGTTCGTTGGGAAGGCTCAACCGACAACGACATGCTCAAGCTGGCCCGAGAAGCGGTCGAAGCCGCCACAGCAAAGGACTCGAAGATCAAGGTCCTGCGAGTGTCAATCATCTCAGGCGGAGGTCCAGTCATCACCTCGCTGGAGATCGCTCGGTTGCTCCGCGACGCTTCCGAGAAGAAGGGGTTGATCGTCGAGATACACGCCGAGGCTTTGTGTGCTTCCGGCTGCACCTGGGTACTTGCGGCCGGTACGCCGGGGCATCGCTACATGAGTGCGTGGGCGCTATTCCTAGTGCATCCGCCGCAGCGGTCGGGCTGTATGGAGTACGCAGACGAAGCAAAGACCGAAGACGCCAAGATCACTAATGCCTTGCTCGACCTACTGCGCGACAGTTACATCCGGTACACCGGAGCGAGTAAGGCCGACGTGGAGAAGTGGCTGACTTGCGGCAACGAACAGGTTGGCCGCGGAGACCTCGCCGTCAAACTTGGGTTTGCGGATAAGGCCGAATGACCCCCGCCGAGATAGCAGCGTTTGAAGTAGCTACGCGGGAGTTCGACTCCATCCACAACCTGCTCGACATCGCTCGAGTCCCGCGTCAGATAGCCGACAAACCTCTGTCCGCCTCGCAGCGGGTGGCGCACCTCGTTGCTCAATGGAGGACAGATGGTACGATCAACAAAGCGGCAGGTCACGCTACTCATTGACGCGGATGTCCTCGCGTACCAAGCAGCGAACGGCGAACAGCGCGTAACCGATTGGGGTGACGGTGTCACCTCAGTCGTCATGGGCACGTTGGAAGAGGGCATCGCCCTGGTGCTCACCGAAGCCGAACGACTCAAGAAGAAGCTGAAGGCAACGAAGTACGTCCTCTGCCTCACGCATCCGGTTCAGTTCCGCAAGCGCATCCTCCCGACGTACAAGCTGAACCGCGCTGCGGTTACGAAGCCGCTGCTCGTGGACCCCATCCGCGATGCCCTGGTGCGGGATCACGGCGCTGTCCGCCGCCCCCAACTCGAGGGCGACGATGTCATGGGCATCTACGCCACGCACCCGACGTTGATCCCCGGCGCGAAGATCATCGTGTCGATTGACAAGGACATGCGGCAGATTCCGGGGATGCTCTACAACCCCGGCACGGATGACCTACGCAAGATCGACGAGTGCGAGGCAGATTATTTCCACTACTTCCAGATCATCACGGGAGACCCGACCGACAACTACAAGGGCATCCCTGGCGTTGGCCCTGTTGGCGCTCGTGCGATTCTTGAAGGTCCTTCGGATAAATGGTGGGAGCGCATCGTCTTCACCTACAAGGCTAAGGGTCTCACCGAAGCCGACGCCCTGATCCAAGCCCAAGTCGCGCGCATCTGTCGCGCATCCGACTACAACTTCAAAACCAAGGAACCCATCCTGTGGACCCCATCTTCCTCGTGATCGAACCCGACTTCCCACGCGCCGCTACGCGGTACGAATTGACGGTCGGCGATCGTCGCGCCGTCCGGCTCGAGACGCGCTGGATGGAGGTCTCGAGCGGCATTCCCCGTAGCGTCATCGTTCGCCGGCTAGTCGATCAGATGGCCGCTGACTACCGCGGCGAGATCGAGAAACAGTTGCGCCGCGTCGGTGCTCTCTGATGACCACCATAGTCGCCAACCGTGTTTGCATGGCGGCAGACAGTAAGGTCACTGAAGAAAGCACCTTCTACTACACCAACAAACTCCGCGTGATCCGCGGCTGTATCGTCGGCGGGGCAGGGGCGACAGACGCAGTCAACATCTTTCTCGACTGGTTCCGCGATGGCGGTGCTGAAGGTGCGGCTCCGTACGTGGAACTGCCCAAGGATGGGGAAGACGACGCCGGGATCATTGTCCTCGTGCTGAGTACGCGCGGCCTGTTCCTCTACACGTCCTGTTGCGAACCCGATCCACTCGACGACGAGTTCTACGCAGTGGGCACGGGGAAGGGACCCGCCCTCGCTGCGATGCGAATGGGTGCGACGCCGCGCAGAGCCGTAGAAGTGGCCGCGGAGATCGACCCCAACACTGGCGGGCGCGTGCGCGTCATTACGCTGGACGACGTGAAGAACTGGAAGGGACAGAAATGAGGACACCCCGCAATTGGCACATTGAAGATCACTCGCTGTACCCGAAGGTGGACATTGCAAGGGTCGACGAGGCGGGGGAGCAGGGGTTCGTGACGATACCTGTGGGGATACCAATAGTTCCATTCACTCCCGAACGGTGTCGTGGACTAGGTGGTGCGCCCATCCGCGCGAGCATCCTCCCCGATGCAGCGGCGGAGCGCAAGAAGTACCCGGTCGCCAGCGGCGTACTGGACTACTTCCCCGACGCCATCGCTGCGATAGCCAACCTGTCGTACGTGGGCAACGAGCAGCACAACCCTGGGAAGCCCCTGCATTGGGATCGCACCAAGTCGAAGGACGAGGCGGACACCATGATGCGGCACTTCCTACAACGCGGCACTCTCGACAAGGATGGCGTACGACACTCCGTCAAGATGGCGTGGCGTGCCCTGGCCGTGTTGCAGAAAGAGATCGAAGGCGAGAAATGAGGATAGGACTCGACATCGACGGTGTCTTGTACTCCTGGGAAAAGACGGCCCGGTACATGCTGCGCGAAGTCCTACCCAACAGTCCGTACACGAAGGACGGCCCACTCGGGCACAAGAGCACGCATTGGAACTACATCCAAGAGAACGTTTCGCCGCAAGATTGGAAGTGGTTGTGGAACGAAGGCGTGCGCCTTGGCTTGTTTCGTCATGGGCACCTTTTCCCAGGGACGATAAAGTGCGTGCGCCGGTTGGCGGACATGGGGGACGTGGTAGTCATCACGCACCGCCCCAAGCAGGCAGTCGAGGACACACTTGCATGGCTGACCTACCAGAGACTTCCGCTGGCCGGCGTCCATATTCTCAGTGGGCAAGAGCCTAAGTCCTCGGTCAAACCGCTGTGTAACGTCTACATCGACGACAAGCCGGAGAACTGCGACGACCTCGCCATGAGGACTGGCGCCTCGGTCTTCATCATGGACCGTGAGTGGAATCAGGGATTCGCTCGCCCAGGCGTCCGTCGTGTACGCGATCTTGGAGAACTTGTACTAGAGATAGAACAACGAAGTCCGATAAATCGGAACGATTGAATACCCCACTGGTGCAAGCCGGTAAACACCACCTCGGGAACCCAAGCTGGATGCGGGTTCCCGATTTTTTCGGGGGTACATGCACACCAGCGCACCGAGTACCCCCGAATTGACCCCTTTAGGACCCCATGGACTCCACTCGTGGATGACAGCATGCGCCTCGGCGCGTTGATACCTGCGGCTCTGCTCGCGGGTCTGAAAGAGATGTTCCCCCTCTCCCGTCCCCTCGCCACCGACAACGAACGATCCATCTGGATCAAGTCGGGCAATCAGGAAGTCATTGAGTTCCTGCAAGCGCAGCACGACGAAACCATGGTGCAAGCCATGACCCCCACCAAGGACTGACCGCGTGTGTCAACCGTGGCATTCGCCGTACCTCCCAAGGACCTTCCATGTGCTTCCCCAAGTCACCGTCCATGCCGACACCGACTCCCACGCCACCGGCAGCGCAAGCCCCGATCGCGCCCGAGTCCGCCGACAAGGATGCAGGGGACCCGCGCCTAGCCGCCCGTGCTCGCAGCCGGTTGCGGATTGACCTTGCCGCGCCGAGTGGTGGTAGTGGCCTGCGTATCCCAGGCTAAACCATGGCCCTCAACGCTCGGTATGCTCAACTAGCAACCGACCGCGACTCGAACGTCCTGTCTCGCGCTCGTGACTGTGCTCTGCTCTCCATCCCCACGTTGTTCCCGCCCTCGGGACACAACAGTTCCACACGCTACCCTACGCCTTGGCAGTCCATGGGTGCGCGCTGTGTGAACAACCTCGCAAGCAAACTCCTGCTTGCGCTATTCCCCCCGAATGCCCCGTTCTTCAAGCTGGCGATCGACGACTTCATCCTGGTCAAGATGACCAAGCAGCCCGGTATGCGCGGGCAGGTTGAGGAAGCGTTGAACAAGGTCGAACGCGCAGTGATGACCGAACTCGAAACCTCGACGGCGCGTCCCGCGTTGTTCGAGACTCTGAAGCAACTGATCGTCGGCGGGAACGCCATGATCGTTGTCACTCCCGACAACCACATCCGCGTCTTCAAGTTGGACTCGTATGTGTGCAAGCGGGATCAGACCGGCCATCCGCTCGAGATGATTACCAAGGAGTGCATCTCTCCCCTGGAACTCGGGCCGAAGCTACGTGAGTTCGTCAAGAAGCTGCCGCAGAAGGGCGACGCCCCGAGGACCGACGACAACATCGACCTCTACACAGGTTGGAAGCGTGAAGCTACGCGCTGGAACGTGTGGCAGGAGATCGACGGAGAAGTTCTCCCCGGCTCGCGCGGGTTCTATCCGCTCGACAAGTGCCCCGCACGTCCCCTCCGCTGGACTTCGATTGACGGCGAGGACTACGGCCGCGGTCAGTTTGAAGAGTACCTGGGTGACTTCAAGTCGCTCGAAGGTCTCCAACAGGCGATCGTGCAGGCATCCGCAGCGGCGTCTAAGGTTCTCTTCCTAGTCAAGCCGAACAGCACGACCAAGAAGGAAACCATCGCTAAGGCTGAATCTGGCGCAGTCGAATCCGGCAATGCCGAAGACGTGACTGTGTTGCAGATGGAGAAGTACAACGACTTCAAGATCGCGCTCGAGACGCGCAACGGCATCATCCAAGGTCTCTCGTTCGCGTTCATGCTCAACACCGCGATTCAGCGGACCGGCGAGCGCGTCACGGCCGAAGAGATTCGGTACATGGCGCAGGAATTGGAAACCGCCCTCGGTGGTGTCTACTCCACCATGTCCCAAGACCTTCAGCTTCCGCTGGCGACGATCGTAATGACGAACATGCAGAAGGCTCAACGCCTTCCCGTGTTGCCCAAGGGCGCCGTCAAGCCGACGATCACCACAGGCATCGAAGCGATCGGCCGCGGCAATGACCTCGACCGACTCACGGGTCTCCTGAAAGACATCGAACCACTCGGCCCCGAAGCCATCAACGACCACCTCGTTGTCGGCGACTACATCAAGCGTGCCGGCACTGCTCGACAGATCGACATGGATGGACTCGTCCGTCCGGAACAGGAAGTTCAGCAGCGTCAGCAGCAACGCATGATGGCCGAGATGGCGAAGCAAGCCGCGCCCAACGCAGTCAAGGCGGGTGCGGAGATGATGCAAAACCAACAAGGAGCACAGCCGAATGGCTAATGCAATTCCTGTCCACAGTGAACCGAAACGGCAACCCGTTGTGAAGCCCGCCCCCGCGACGGACCAGAACGGCGTCCCCATTCCGGGTGACTACGTCGCCCAGGTGCGCGAGAACCTAGGCGCCCCTTCGGACTTCAACCAAGAGCCGCAATCGACGACCGAGCGTGACTCCGTCATCGAGACACGCGCCCCGGACGGAAACATCGTCCCTCACGTTTCCCGCTATACGCGGGTGGACAACTAAACTGATGACTACTGCCACGCCAACGACTCCCGCGACACCGGCTGTTCCTGCCGCTGTTGTCGCACCCGCGCCGGGTACTCCCGAATACGAAGCCGCGATGGCGGCAAAGGGCGGCGGGCTTACGCCTGCTGAACCGGCTCGTCCCACATGGCTTCCCGAGAAGTTCAAGACTCCGGAAGACATGGCGACTTCGTACGCCGAACTCGAGAAGAAGTTGGGCACGCCCGCGCCGGTAGTTCCCGCTGTCGTCCCTCCGGTCAAGCCTGCGAACCCGCTCGAGATTCCTGCGACCACGCAAGCCGCTGGCGAAGCTGTCACGGCCGCTGGCCTCGACATGGCCGCGCTCCAATCAGAGTTCACCGAACACGGGGACCTCACGCCCGAGACGTACACGAAGCTGGCGGCATCGGGAATACCGAAGCCGATGGTCGAAGCATACATCTCCGGTCAGAAGGCCCTCGCAGCGCAGTACGACGCCTCGGCATTTGAAGCCGCGGGTGGTCAAGAAGCGTACGTCAAGATGGCGACGTGGGCGAAGGACGCGCTGCCCGCCGAAGAGAAGGCCGCTTTCAACAAGGCCGTCGTCTCCGGCGACAAGGCAACAATGCAACTTGCTATCCGCAGCTTGAAGTCGCAGTACGAAGCGAACTTCGGGCAGGACCCGTCCCTGGCGGGTGGTGGCAAGGGTGGTACGGACTCCGATGTCTACACGTCGTCAGCGCAAATGACTGCCGATATGAAGAAACCGGAGTACAAGACTGACCCCGCCTTCCGTGCAAGGGTAGCCGCGAAGATCGGCCGCTCGACGGACATGGGCTTCGTCACGAACCTCGCCTAACATGAAAACCGTCTTCGGTTGGTTTCGTTACCTCCTGACGGACAAGAACAACGAGTGGGACCTTTCGATCCTGCTGTGGCTCTCGGCCGTCATCATCTTTCTCTACAAGGCGACGCAGGCGAACCCGTTCGACTTCTTGAACTTCGGAGTCGGATGCGTGGGTGTCTTCGGTGCTGGTAAAGCATTGGAGTGGCTGAGTGAGCGTCACGCGAAACTCACGCCCGCTGCCGCCGCTGCGCCAACCAAAGGACCCTGATGTTCGACTTCATCCGTAACCTGTTCGGCGCCTCGGTAGATCACGCGCAAGTCGCGCTCCACGCTACCGTCTGGTGGTTGCCGGCACCCGGTTGGTTCGTCACTGCTTCCGTAGCCTGCGCCATCGCCGCGGGACTCATCGTCTTCTTCCTGAAGAACATCCCCCTTGCTATCAAGGTAGGGATCGGTGCTGCCATCTTCGCCGCGTTCGCCTTCATTGGGTTCGCGTACGAGGCGCGTGGTGAGAACAACGTGATCCCCCGACTGAACGCTGCCATCGCTCGAGCCGAAGCCGCCGAAGCTGCGCTGGAACGACAGCGCGAATACGCTGCCGCCCTCACGGCGAACTGGCAACGCTCGCAGCAGAAGTCCGCCGCACTCGAGAAGGACCTGAAGGAACAACGTGAACAGAACTTTCAAGTGCTCCAAGGGCAAGTCACTGCTCTCCCGCCTGTTGTGGCCGATCAGTCTTTCCCTGCTGCTGCTGTCCGGGTGCTTAACAACGCTGCCCGAGCTACCTCCGTTGACGCCCCCGCCCAAACTCAAGCCGACACCCCCGGCGTGGCTGCGTCAGATTCCGGCTCCACTGCCGGAGATTCCACAGTCGGCGCCGTCACCAAAACCGGCGTCACCTGGGCCGAACGATTCAAAGCCTGCCGCGATCAAGTGATCGGGTGGGACGAGTATTTCAACTCACTCTTTTAGGGACCACTCATGTCTCAGTCTTTCGTAGGTTTGCCCCCGCGCGGGGCAACTGTGACATCGGGAACGGTGTCCGCGTTTGAAGCCCTTGGCTCCGGCGACGTGACCATCAACACCGTCGCCATCCCCGCGCTCGGATCGGGCGTGTCGTCCGCGGGCCGCGTCACGCAACTCGTCGACGCGATCAACGCGCTGCGAAGCGTAACCGGCGTCCTCGCGGTCAAGGTGACTTCGACGACGTTCGCGTTGCACTCCAGCATTGACATCGTGATCGCCGCTCTTGGCGGCACAGCCACGCTCGGCAACACCGGCTTGACTGCTGCTACTACGGACGCGGACGCTGGCCTGACAACTCTTGCTACCCGCATCGCGTTCGGTTCTGCGCCTGCGGCCACTGATGCCGACATCATCAAGGTCGGTGGGCAAGAGATCAACGTAAAGCACGCGAAGGCTATGGGCCTTCTCGGGCGTGTCGGCACCACCGACATCGAGTTCACCATGCCTCGCCCTGCGGCGACGCGCGTGGACGCATAAAGCATTTCTGGTCAGGCTCGGGAACTGGCGAACCCAAGTGGCTGTAAACCACCCGACCCCGTCTGTGTTGGTTCGACTCCAACTCTGACCACCAGTATCCCCTCCGTCCCTTCGTGGGCGGACCGTCGTCCTCTTCACCCGCTGCTTGAAACAGCGCCGTTTGAATGAGACGACTATTCACGTCGGCGAGCGCGTCAGCCTCGCAACTATTTCATCTCGCTGTTTCGCAACCCACAGCCGACGTTTGGCCCGACCCGTTCCTGCCGAGGCAGGTTCACTAAGGACAACCTCTGCTGACGTTGTGAGAGTGGAACTCCGAGTGATTCACGCATCGCCGAGAACGTAGGCGATGTCACTCCACCCACTCAGAAAGAGCCATCATGGCTAACGCAACTCGCGTACAGTTCGGCAATATCAACAGTGCCGGCACCGAAGACGCGCTGTTCTTGAAGGTCTGGTCAGGCGAAGTTATGACCGCTTTCGAGGAAGCCAACGTCTCCATGGGTCGTCACACGGTCAAGAACATCCAGAACGGTAAGAGCGCACAGTTCCCCGCCACCTGGAAAGTCTCGGCTGCGTACCACGTCCCCGGCGTCGAAATCGTTGGGCAAGCCTCGAACACGAACGAGCGTATCATCAACGTCGACTCGCTGTTGGTCGCCTCGGTGTTCCTGGCGAATATCGACGAAGCGAAGTCGCACTTTGAAGTTCGCGGCGAATACGCCAAGCAGTGCGGTCTCGCGCTGTCGTACCAACTGGACAAGAACGTCCTGCAAGTGTCAGTCCTGGCAGCGGCCGGTTCGGCCAACGTCACGGGCGGCTCGGGCGGCACGGTTCTGACTTCGAGCACCACGCTGTATCGCACTTCTGCTGCTGACCTCGCGGCCGGCATCTACGCTGCGGTTCAAGCGATGGACGAGAAGAACATCCCCGAAGGCGACACGAAGTCGGTCTTCGTTCGTCCCGCTCAGTATTACCTCCTGGCTCAGTCGACGGCGCTTATCAACCGTGACTGGATGGGCGCCGGCTCGTACAGCGACGGCAAGATTCTCCGCATCGCCGGAGCCGAGATCGTGAAGACGAATCACCTTCCGATCACGGACATGACGGGCGCGGAAACAGGCAACAACACGTACAACGCCGACTTCTCAAAGGTCGCTGGCGTTGTGACGACTGCTTCGGCCGTTGGTACGGTCAAGCTGCTCGACCTCGCAACCGAAATGGGTTACGACATCCGCCGCCAAGGCACCCTGATGATCGCTAAGTACGCGGTCGGCACGGGCATCCTGCGTCCGGAATGTGCTGTCAGCCTGAAGACCACGACCTAAGCTGGTCGTAGTCCTAGCATCTGCATTACCTCCCGAGGGACGGTCCTGGTCCAGAAAACCGGGGTCGTCCCTTTCTTTTCCCCTTGAGGAAACACCTATGGTAGCCCTGACAACGAAACTCGACGCCGTCAACACATGCCTCGAGTCTGTATGGGAGGCTCCGGTCAGCACGTTGGAAGTCTCTGGCGTTGCCAGCGTTGCCCAAGCGAAGCGCGTGCTGGACAAGGTCTCCCGTGCGGTGCAGACCCGCGGGTGGTCGTTCAACACCGAGGAAGACTTGACGTTGACCCCGGATGTGAACTCCATCATCACGCTGCCGGCGAACACGCTGGAGGTCGACTCCTTCGGCGTGAGTGCCGACAAGGACGTAGTCCAACGTGGTACGCAACTCTACGACCGCGGCAAGCACACCTTCACGTTCACCGTCCCGGTCCACGTTCGGATTATCTATCTGTTCGACTTCGAGGACCTGCCGGAATCTGCCCGCAACTACATCGCGGTTCAAGCCGCGCGTGTGTTCCGCGACGAGTACCAGCAGAAGGACACCACCTCGCCGCCGACGATGATTGAGATGGAAGCCCTCCGCAACTTCGAGCAACACGAGGCGCAGACGCAGGACAGCAATATGCTCAATGACTCCTGGTCCGTCGCCCAAACACTACAAAGGTAATCTCCCATGTTGGTCAATCAGGCTATCCCGAGTTTCGTCGGGGGCGTGTCGCAGCAACCGGCAACGGTGCGGCATCCGTCCCAGGTGGACCTGATGCAGAACATGGTTCCCTCCGTGGCGTCGGGCGCACGCAAGCGTACCGGCACCGCGCACGGCAAGAAGCTGACGACGACCGACTGGACGAACGCATTTGTCCACGCGATTGATCGTGGAACTACGGGGACCACCGAGAGGTACTTCGTGGTCATCGACCAAGGGGCCATCAGTGTATTCGACTGGAACGGAGACCCGCACACGGTCACGTACCCGGACGGCAACACGTACATCGCCTCGGCGCCACTCGGCACCCTGGCCCGTGATGCCTTCACCGCAACCACGGTCGCCGACTACACGTTCATCGTGAACAAGACGATCGTTCCTGCAATGACCGCGCACACCCCGGTCACGGTCGTCCAGAAAGTCTTCGTCATCGTCAAGGTAGGCGTAGCCGACACCAAGTACAGCGTGACGCTGGCCGGCGCCAAGTACGAGATCAGCATTGGAACCTCCGGCACAGACAAGCAAACCGCGTTCATCGCCGCCGCGCTCAAGACAGCGATCGACGCTGCGGGCCTTTACACCGTGACGCAACTTGAGTCCATGCTGATGATTCAGCGGACCGACAACGCCGCGTTTACGTGGGCAGTCAACGACACCTACGGCAACCAAGCCCTCTTCGGTTTCAGCGATCAGGTCAACCGCTACGAGTCCCTACCGGCAGTGTTTGTCGAAGGGCGCACGATCGAAGTGACCGGAGACCCAAATCAGACCGAGGACTCCTTCTACGTCAAGTGGGAGAAGCGCGATACGAACGCAGGTGGCGTGTGGGTTGAGACCCGCAAGAACAACATTGATTACGCTTTCAATGCCACCACGATGCCGCATAAGCTGACCCGAAATTCCGACAACACGTTCACGTTCCAGAAGATCACCTGGAAGGACCTGCTCGCCGGAGACAACGACTCGAATCCGCAGCCGTCGTTCATCGGTGCGACGATCAACGATGTCTTCTTCCACCGCAACCGTCTCGGGTTCCTAGCTGACGAGAACGCCATCGAGTCGCAGCCGGCCGACTACTTCAACTTCTGGAACACCTCTGCTCGCGCCGCGGTTGACTCCGATCCTATCGACAAGTCCGCCTCAAGCAACGAGGTGGCGTTCCTGCGTCACGCAATCCCGTTCGACAAGAACATGCTGATCTTGGGTGACAAGCGACAGTTCGTGCTGACCTCGGGAGACATCCACTCACCGAAGACGGCGCGGCTCGACCCGACCACAGCGTTCGAGGTCCTGGCAAGCGTCAAGCCTAGGTCACTCGGAAGCAACGTGTACTTCGCTTCCCCCCGCGGCGACTTCACCGCACTCCGCGAATACTACTTCGATGGCGGCGCCGTGAACAACGACGCTGACGATGTGACCGCGCACGTCCCTGCTTACGTTCCCTCCGGCGTGTTCCGCCTGACGGCATGCGCGAGTGAGGACATGCTGTTCGCTCTCACCACGAACGAACGCAACTCGGTCTACGTCTACAACTCCAAGTGGAACGCGACGAAGAAGGTGCAGTCCGCGTGGCACAAGTGGACGTTCGGTGTCAGTGACGTAATCCTCTCGTTCGACGTGTTCACCTCCACCGCAGCGATGCTCACGCAACGTGCGGATGGCGTGTACCTCGACACGATGGACCTGCAAGAACAACCTGCGTCGCCAGCTTCGTACACCCTATGCTTGGACCGTTGGGTGACGCTGACGAACCCAACGTACAACTCCGTCACCGACCTTACGTGGTGGACGATTCCCTACAGCCTGCCCTCGGAAGAGTCCACGGTCCTCGTGGTTCCGACGAAGACGGGCGAGATCGGGCAGGGCCTTACGCCCATCTCCACAGCCGGGGATTCGGTTGCTCTCAAGGGCGACTACCGCGGTAGCACCGTCATCGCCGGTCTAAAGTACACAGCGCAGATGATCCTGTCGCGCCTGTTCTACCGCGATGAGAAAACCAACGCGATCATCCAGTGCAAGACGCAGATTCGGGACATCACGGTGGAGTTCGACCGTACCGGATACTTCGAGGTCATCGTGGCCCTCACCGGCCGCGACGAGATGCGTTACATCTACTCGGGACATCCGCTCGGGCTGACCAGCCTGATTATCGGTCGGCAGTCGGTACAGAGTGGGAAGTTCAAGGCTGACGTAATGGGTGCGGCGGAAGATGCCGACATCACCTACTTCAACATCTCGCACCTCCCGTGTTCGTTCCTCTCAGCGGAAGTCCAAATGAACGTTGCTATGCAGGCTGCTCGCCGATGATCGTCCAACGCGCAGCAGAGTTCACAGACTACCAAGACCTAGTCGCCAACCTGCGGCCGGCTGATCGGGCCGAGATCGCAGCACTCCGCGGCGATGTGTCCGCGCTCGACATCTGGATGGCGGGGCACTTCGACGCCACCGCAGTACACGTCGACGGCGTCCTCGTCTGCATCTATGGCGTCAACCAACATCCCATTCAAGAGTACATCGGGATTCCCTGGTTGCTCGGCACCGTTGCGCTCGACCGGAACATCCTGTCGTTGTGCAAGATGGCGCCGAAAATCCTCAAGCAGTGGCACCGTAAGTACGAGACGCTAACCAACTTCACTGACGCCCGCAATGGTGTCATCCGAAAGTGGTTGGCGTGGCTCGGGTTCTACTTCGTTGGGATGGCGCCTGTCGGGCCTGACCAACTCCCCTTCATCCAGTTCGTGCGCCACGCTTCCGGCGCATACAGCGCGTCACCCCGAAAGGAGACCTCCCGTGTGTGATCCCGCAACCCTCACCATAATCTCCATGGGTGTCAGTGCCGCGTCAGGCATCATGCAGTACATGGGGACGCAAGATGCGAACGAGCAGCAAGCGAAGGCGATGACGGCGAACTACAACGCGAACGACGCCGCGGCGCAGACGCAGCAGAACCAGATCAACGAGCAGGCCACGCAACAGAAGTCGGCTCGAGCGGTAGACGCAATGCGGGAACGCGGGCGTCTGCTCGCGCTGGACATGGGCGGGGGCAACTCGACCCAACACATGCTCCAGTCGTCGGTGTTCGCGGAATCTACGGACATGGCGACACTCGAAGCAAACCGCGCCGCCAACATTCAACAGTCACAGCAACAGAAGACCTCCAACGCACGGCAGACGGGCAATGCAATCGCCGCCATGCCGCAGCCGTCCCTACTCGGGGTTGGACTTCAGATCGCGGGTGCGGGTCTCGACACCTACTCCCGTAACCGCCCTCCGGTCAACAAGGCCGACTACTAAGGTAAACCATGCGTCTCTCTACACGGCCGACAATGCCGCTCCCCGGCTTGGATGGGGAGGGCGCACGCGCAGGCTTGCAAGTCGTAGCACAACCGTCTGACCCGGTCGGCGCTCCCCGCGAAGACAACGACATGCTTCAGTTGGCGCACAGTCTTCAGAACCTCTCCCCCGGTCTCAACCGTTACCTCGAGACCAAGGGCAAGGACGACAACGAGTCCCAGGTGGCACTCGGGATGCGCGCTCGTCTCACGCAAGACGGCCGCGATCCGATCACGATGGCGCCGGAGCAAAACCCGTATTGGCAGCAAGGCTACATGAAGCAGCACGGTCTGATGGCCGGTCAAGCTGCGTCGCAAGAGATGAAGGATGCGTTCGCGCAACAGCACACCGAACCCGGATTCGATCAGCACAAGTTCTTCTCGGGGTTCACACAGAATCAGATGTTGGGCATGACGGACAAGGACGCGCTCGCAGGCTTCCTCCCCCAAGTGACCCACATGGAGGGCCAGCTTCGCGCCGACTTCTCCAAGTTCCAACTCCAAGGTATCCGCGAAGGTCAAGACGCTGCGCTGAACGCGGGCGCCCGCGACCTCGTTTCCAACCTTGCCGGCCACGATGCCGCCACGCAGCGCGACCAGTTCGAGGGGTTCCAGTCGAACCAGTTCAACCTCAACAAGATGACGCGCAAGGAATCCGCGCTCGCAGTCGTGCGTGAGATGGGCCAGCGGTCGAATGAATTGAACCCCGAGGCGTACGATTGGCTGTACCTTCGTGGTAAGGACAATGGCCCCGCCATAGCTGACGTAGCAGGTCCGAGCGGCGTGCCCCTGAAGGTCGCCATCGACGGCTACCGGCAGCAGGCAGTCGCGCGGCAGCAGGCGCAGATGAAGGCTGAAGCCGCCGACCAGAACATCCACTCCGGTATCGCCTTCGAGGCGACGGTTCTCTCGAACCCCATGGCGATCGGAGACCCGGTCAAGTTCGTGCAGGAGCACGCCGGCCAATACGGTCTGTTCGCGACCGCAAGCGCGGCGGAAAGCGCGCTCAAGAAGATCGTCGACGCGCAGCAGAAGTTCACCGACAAGCAGGACCTCGTAGCGCAGATTCGACACTTCGGCGTCGCAGGTCTTCCGCGTGCAGTGCTGGAAGGCCCCGCGGGAGATATGGCGAAGAAGGAAATCCAGAAGGACTACGCAGCCCTGTGGCTGAAGACGAACATGCAAGACAAGGACGCGGTCGCCAAGACCATCACCACGTCGCTCAAGATGTACGAAACGATCGGTCTCCTAGACGATCGCCTCGAAGGCGTGATGAAGAACGCGGACACGATCGGGACGCAGATGTCAGTAGGCGTTGACGGCAAGCCGATCGACCGGCCGACACCAGAGTTCATGCTGGCACTCGGCGTGTATCAAACGATCATGGCGTCGAACAACCCGCAGTTGATCCAGAAGTTCCCGCCCGACGCGCGAGCCATCCTCGGTACGATGTCCTCGAAGCTGAACGCGGGCGCAGTCGAACTCGACGCATTCCGCACCGCGAAGCTGCGCCACTCGCCTGAAGCAAAGGCGAATCTGGCGGGCGCGTGGCAACCGCAGGAACTCGTAGGTGTCGCTAAGGACGCCGAAGGGTTCTTCACCGGATGGTTTCACAGCAACGGTGCGCCCTGGACGAGCACTCCGAACAACGCACACATCCTCGGGCAGCAGGTCGTACAACTCGCCCAGGACAAGGTAGCGATGGGCACGATGCCCGCGGACGCAATCAAGCAAGCGCGTGACGAAGTGCTGGCCTCGAACGTATACGACGGTCACAGTTCCTTCGTTCGCATCCCGCCCGAAGTCGACAAGACGAAGATGGGCAAGGTCCTCGAGCAGTTCGTTGGCGAGGGTCTGGAAGCGTACAAGAAGGCGCACGGCTCCGACCTGTCACAGTACATCGTGCAGACCACCGGCAACGGTGCGGCGACTCAGTTCCATTTCCTCGACGCACTCCACAACGAGGTCGTCCCCCCCAAGGGACTCGACGAACTCAATCGGGCGTACTCGGCGAAGAACCTGAAGGACCCCGCTTCGATCGCCAAGGCGCAAGCCTTCAAGGCCGACTATGCACAGGGCAAGGTAACGCCCGAGGTCGCACAAGCGCGGTGGTCGGACATTCAAGCGTACTACGCGCACGGTCAACTCGACGCGCCCGACTACGAGAAGCTGTATCTCATGCGCGACGGGAAGAACCGTTCGGACATCGAGACCAAGGCCAACCGTTTGAAGACGGGCATGATCTCCTTCCCCAAGCAAGACGAACTACTCGCCGGCAAGGAAGACCTCCATCTAGGCGCACAGATTCCCCAACCGGGCGGACTCAACATGAGCACGAAGGACGAAGCACTCGTAGCACTCAAGGAAGCAAACCCCGACTTCGCGCTCACCGCGTTCGCCGAGGGCTTGCGCTTGAGCACGTACAAGGACACCGCGGGCAAGCGCACTATCGGTATCGGCTACAACATCGACGCTCGCTCCCCGGAGCAGGTGACGAAGGACTTCGGCCGCGCCGGCATCACGGCAGATCGTGTGCAGGACATCGTCGACGGCAAGCAGTCAATCACGCCGCGCGAAGCCAAGCGTCTGTACGACATCATCAAGCCGGAATACGTCGGCATCGCCAAGCATCACTTCGGCGAAGCGTGGGACGGGTTCCCGGCGAATATCAAGGCTGTCCTCACCGACATGG